CGACCAGCACGTTCGAAGGCTTCTTCAGCTAGCTCAGTGAACTCAAGGTCAAATGAAGTCGCGCCCGAAGTTGTCATCTGTATCTCGCTGTCTTCGCAGCAATAGACTTGGGTTGAGCTACAAATTGTTTTCCGGCTTTTTTTCCGGCTCGCTTTGCTCTTGTGGTCGCCGCATACTCCGCAGGACTAAGCGCACTAATCGCCGCAGACGGAAGATAGCGTTCCCCAGTAGCTTTCGGACCCTGTGTACTAGGTTTTCCACTTTTTGTACGCCATGACTGACGCCCCCAATTTTCTAAAGACTGTTGACTTTTACGTAGTGCCATGCTATAGTCCACCCAAAGGAGGAATCGCTATGGAAGAAATTTGGATGTTTATAGTTGGCACAAACGAAAGATATTCAATAAGCAATTATGGCAACGTACGGGCTAATTGGTATGATGTTCCGGTGAGAAATTTAACACACAAAAAACGTATAAACAAATCAAGAATGCTTTTGTCATGGGTTCATACTACCGGATATAAACGTGTTTCTTTGGGGCGGCAAAATACTTATTACGTACACAGGCTTGTAGCTACTCATTTTCTAGAAAACCCCGACAATTTGCCTCAGGTTGATCATATTGATGGTGATAGAACCAACAATTCCGTATTAAATTTGAGATGGGTTTCTGCTAAACTAAATGCTTTTTATGGAGGTGAACGCCACCACTGGGAAACGCAACGACTTGCAAGTGCAAAACGTCGCATACATGATGCGAAAAAACACGAGTATCAAGCCTTTCTTGAACAAGGATATAGTCTTCGCCACATAGCAAGGTTGTTTGGTACAAGTCATAGTGCTATATCAAACGCATTAAAAACATAACAATTTCATTTCATCTTCTTTAACGTCTGCGCAAGCCTCGCCCGCTGGCCCATTTTCCCAGGAGCCTTTGCCGCCTTAGCAAGCGTCTTGGCAGGAATAGTCTCCCCGGCTTTTATGCCGAGGGACTTGCGCAAAGCTCCAGGTTTCTTAATGGCTTCCTGAATAAACTTGCCGCTCTTGAAGCCGGGAACACCGCGACCCTTAAGTACGTCAGCGCGGGTGACTTTGCCGTCATCGTTGAGATCTGGAAAGGATTTAGTCACGATAACTCCCGCCTTTTTGCTTATATTTCATTGCAAGCATTTGTGCTTTTCTTCCAGACCATTGCCCTGGAGCACCGCCTTTACCCCCGGCCTTGATTTGATTAAACAAAGCCTTGCGCATCCCCGGTTTCGTATAATTCCCTGCTTCATTTACGCGAGACTCGCCGCCCTCAGCAAAAGTAGAAAAGTCCGTGTCGTCTCTACGGGCCTTCTTTTTTGCATTGGGCATCTTAGAGGGGCAAATTGCCCCCATGCCCCTAGACGGCATCATTTCAGTCCCCGCCGCTCTTCGTCATTTTCTTTTTCATCATGCCGCCGCCTGCCATCTTGATCTGCGTACCCTTGGTCTTTCCTTTGACGGCAACACCGTCTTTACTAGGAGCAGCAGTTTTAACAGCGCCCATTTTGCTTGCAGCCATGCCACCCTTTTTCATACCGTAACCCCCAGCCCCGCCCCTTGAAGCAGCCAGTAGTGCCTGTACAGCACGGGGGTCTGTCATATCCGGGCCTGTCATGCGTGGGTCTGCCATACCACCCACATTCATCTTAGCTTTCACACCGCCGCCAGACTTCATTTTCGGCATCATAATCATCACTCCTTGTACAAGTTATCAAAAGTTACTTCTGCATTCATGTACGAATCGTCCTGCTCTGCACAATGAATCCATTGACTAGGACGGAAATCCGGCGCACCCTCTCCCGTCTCCCAGTAGGCAGGGCTGGTAACCCGCACCCTGTTATTAGGCAGGGCGACGATGTTACCCGTCCACTCTCCTGCATCCGTCAAGATAAGAACGTGACTTTGCTTATGCTGCGACGGATCTTCTGCTACATCGCTCTCTGCGTAGTCCACGGTGAACAGATAGCGTCCTGTGTGAAACGCACCGTTGATCTTGCAGATCCACGGCGAAGGCTGTGCTCTTGAAAAACGAACTATGCTGTGATGATACGAAGAACAGTCCCACGGCTGCGCCAGATGCGTCTCCATACGCTTGGGCCATTCCTTCAATGGAATGTCGCCTACAAGGGCTGTGATCGGCATCCGCGCCCACATCGCCCCACCATGCACGTTGTTCTCTTCGTCTTCACAACCACTGAAAATTATCTGAAACCCTAAGCATCGATCCGGTATTGTCGTCACAGCTACCGCAAGACCATGAAGATATTCCCCATGATATTTCTGATGACCGTTCGTAAACTCTTTCCTCACCCAGCACTTAAAGTAAGGAATATTGCTTACCAAGTACATTAAATGTATTTCCCACGTGTCTTACCACGCTGCGCTGCACCATCCGCACGTTTGGAGGCTGAAGGGACTTTGCCACCTTTTGCAAAACGGCCTAAACGTACAGACCTAGCAATAGGACGCGACGCTTCTTCTGTTTTAGCTTTAGCTTTGTTTTTTAGTCTAGTTAATTCTTTTTCTCTCTCTTCCTTCTCATCAAACTCTTCATACTCCTTAAACGGCTTATTAAACAAACGACTAAGAAAGCCCCGTGTTCTGCTTGGTGCAACGCGAGAAGAAGGAGAAACATCTTCCATCTGCAAAGCAGTCATTGTCGGCCTAGCACGCTTTTCATACTCTTCATCCGATTCATAGCCAAACCGTACAGGGCGGCCTTCAGAGTCCGTAAGTACACTACCGCCATTGTCGTATTTTTTCATTTCAACATTTCCACGCCCGCAGGCTTTTGTTGATGCGACTGTTGGGATCGTTTGCGGTTTTTGCTGATGTCAACTTCTTTTTCATGCCTTTCATCCTGGCACAAAATGAATCCCGGCGAGAACCACCTTCTGGTTGCGGAGGTTTCAATCCTGGCTTACCCGGATTTGCCGCGTTATAAGATGCACGTCCCTTGGCGTTAAGGCCACCCGCAGGGTTCTTGCCTTCTTTTCTCTGCCAAGCCGGAGATTTAGCCATACATTACCCGCAGATAAGGGTGACAGATGTTACGCTTGTTACCGCTACAACGGCAAAATCGTCGAGGGAGTACGTCGTACGGATGCCTTCTGCCGCCATGTAGAGGCTGTTTACTGTGGCAGAACCGGGGGTATCGATCTCAAGAAGAATAATAGAATTGCTGTTACGGGTGACAATGATTGACCCCGCGCCGCCACTACTACCTACATAATACAAACCCTTGATGCGCGTCATGGGCAGAGCTAGATTCCCACCGTATCCTACTTCGATGCTGCCACCAGAAGCGCTGGTAGACACGCTTGTTACTTTAGCGAAGTAGTTTGTGGTGTATACCGTAGTATTGTTCGGCCCAGCAATAGTCTCCGTAACCGCCGCACCACCTACGGTTGTGCCAACAATCGTAAAGTTTTTACCCGACTCATTGGTACTGCTTTTTATAGATACCTTGTATCCGTACCCGTTAATACCAGGGGTCGTAGCTTTAAGCGCTAAAGCACCCGCAGCTGAGGGGGAAACTGCGGCGACGTAAAAGTCGTCATCCGACTTGACCTTAACTGACCATACATCATATTGCATTGCCGTCACCTTGTTGGCTTGATTGTTCTTGCTCTAACTTCTGTAGCAAGTAGTCAATCATGTCTATCGCGCCGTTAGCTTGCTGGAGCATCTCTATCAAGTGTTGCCGTTTAGCCAACGCTTGTTGTTTTACTTCCAGCAAGTCTTCCTTAGCCAAGCCCATTAAGTAATCTGGCCGTTATAGAGAGGCAAGTAGTAAGTTGTAGAACCTACTTTGCATTTCAACGTAGCAGCAGGCGTAGCAAAGGTTGAACCTGTTTGCAACATTTTTCCAGAACCAGCGGTCAAGCCTTGCAAATTAAAGAGAAATGCGTTGCTATCAACAGCAGCGACGTTTGCACCTTGCGTAGAGATATACATGAAAGATGTTGCCGTACCCGTAGATGCACTTGCAGGGGCATTAAGTTCAATCTCGATGGGCGCATACGTACCCGAGGAAGTTCCTGCTGACAGACTCATTTCCGCAACAAAGGCCGAGCCAAGACCCGTTGTACGCCCCGAAGCGCCGTAAGTAACCTCTGCTTTAAGCGCGTTTGAAAACGAACCCAACGCGACGTTGGTCGTCATGTCAAATTTTGCGCGGCCACCGTCTGCGCCTGCACCGGACATGGTGGTTGATACAACAAGAGGCTGATAAGTGCCACTGGTTGCAGTGTTCGTAGTCGTAATAGTATTACCGGACGAAGTAATAGCAAGGGTGCCAATGAAGCTACCCTCAAAGCCGTTATCCGACTTTACTGGCCCGGAAAAGGTTGTGCGTGCCATGATGTCCTCACATGCGATATCGGTGTATCAGTCTGCATGTCGTCAGCCGGGACTGTCTGATACACCGGGGTTCCCCGGAACACTTACAGTACAATGAGAAAGGGGGGTTGTCAACCCCCCTTCTTTCAGGCTCCTGGAGAGCCAAAGATGCCAAGCGGATCAGACACACCGAAGCTGTAACGCTCCCGAGCCTTGTACCGCACGTTGCCCGTGTCGAAGTCTCCGTCCATCGAGTTCTGAAGCGGCGTACGCACAAAGTGCTTCAGCCCGTTCGGAACGTCCGTGGTAAGGAACCAAGCGTTGGTGTCCGTCAAGAAGTGGTTGATGGCATACCCCTCGGGGATAGATCCCAGCATCTTCAGCGCGTTGACATCGTTGTCCGCTGTCGCTACGCGAAGCTCAGTTTGCAGCAGTCGTGTCGCCGTGAACTGAAGTGCCGGGGGGATAATCAACTTCTTGGGTTTGGCAGCAATGAGCAGCCCGCGCTCGTCGGTCCAGGCAGCAATCTGAATCACTGCGTTCTCAAGAGAAGTCTCGTTGAGATCGGAGTTGACAGACGGGCGATTGCTGTTTGTACCACCAGAGACAAGCGGGTGCGCCGTGGAGAACAGAGGCTGACCGTCACCGTAGGTGACTGCTGAGCTAAACCCGTTGTTGAGCGTAGCAGCAGCCTTGATCTGCTTGGTGTACGCCATAGCACGGGCAAGTCCCTTGGTATAACGGCTGGAGAGAGAATCGTACAGGTTGTCCTCGATAGCCTCTTCGGTCAGCGAGAATCCCAACGCAATCGTCTCGTGGGTGTAGCGAGCCGTCCATGCTTCCTGTGCATTGTCATAAGCGATGGCAGAACCCTCGTTTTTGACAGGAGCAGCACTAAAGCCCGACAGTTTGGTCTCTTCCTCAAAAGAACGCTCGGAGGTTTCCGTTTCGTAAATCTCCTTGTGTTCCTCGCTATACCGAGCATACTCCAGGCCAAACAAGGCATTTAGGCCAGGGAGCAACTCTTTCAGCAGTTGTGCGCGTGAAATAGCCATGACATAACTCCTTTAAGCGGTTGCTGTGGCAGCGTAATACTCATGCTGACCAAAGTTTAGTTTGACGAGCAACTCGGGATACTGGGTAAAGACAAGCGTTGCACTGGATGCAAACGCCGTCGAAGGCGCTTGATTTAGTACAAACGAAGTCGCACCAGCATTGGCTGCGGTAGTTACAAAAGACCCAGAGGGAATGTACTGACCGTTGGAAGCCAGCGAACCCACATCAGTGCCTACAGGAAGAGCAAAAGGAAGGGCAGAGCAGGTTATGGTAGTAGTACCTGAAGAAAACGTAGCTGTCCCCAGCGAAACCGCTGTTTCACCTACCAGACCCAGAACACGAATGGGTAGCGAATCCGAAGTAGCTGGAGTAGCTGTAGGCGCAAGCAAGGCATTACGGCTATTACCTGTAGAGGTAAGCCCCGTATTGTTGACACACGCCAGATTCTGCCCAACCATTGCCCGAGCACCGGAAGCCACGACAGTAGTTGCAGAGCACACTACAGCCTTGAACACCGTATCGGGATCGTCGCAAATGTACGCCAGCCCATCACCAGCCGTAGTTGATGCGGGCCAGTATTGAGAGAAGCGCGGCTGTTTAGTCGTCGGGTCAGTGTAGGTGCAGCCAAGAAAGATACCTACAAGAGTACCCACAGTTCCAGTTGAGACAGAAATACGCTCCAGATTACCACGGACAAGGGCGACAAAATCGCCGTAAAAGATGTCTGTGGAATAAGCGTAGGTAATGTTGTACATCCGGGTGGAACCAGCGAATACTTGCCCACCGATCAGGTTGATCGGCTTTAGCCCGTAAGGGGCATCGATCGTCGGATAAGCCATAATTAACTCCTAATCATTAAGTGCCGCGACCGAAGGTCACGGAGGTTTTGTGTTCCGAAAACAACGGCATACGAGCGTCGTTGTCGCGCATGAACCGATGGTTTACTGAACGGGCCTGCGCTTCAGCCTGTTCCTGGTAAAAAGCGTTACGTTGATCGACAAACTCTTTCGGAGTTTTACAGAGCATCAAACCGCCGACGACCACGTTGTCCTTGAACCGATCTTCTTCGGAGTCCAGGTACTGGGATATTTCTGGGTGGTCTGAGGCACGTACAGGCTCCCAACCCTCCCGGATCTTTCCAGCTATATTGCGTGGATCGCTCTTACCAAGCGTGCTTACACGAATCCAGCGGTAAACATAACCCGGATCAGGCGTCGGATCTGGCAGTAGCGTGGGTGGCACCCAGCTACGGGGACGCTCAGTTTTAGCGCGGGTTTCCTGCTCTCGGTTAATTCGATTCTCAGCCATTTACCATCCCCTCTGCAACTTTGCGAGCATAAAGCTCCAAGGGTACACCAAGTTTCTTGGCAAGTGCAACCTGCGTCTGCGTCAGCGTGATCTTTTTGGGTGCAACGCTGCGCGAGGCGGGAGCTACAACAGAACTTGCTTTCTTGGCGGGAGCTTCAAAATTCTCGGGAAATTTTTCACGAATGCGGGAATTGATCCGGTCATAATACTCCTCAGACGTAGGATCGACCCCGTTCTTGACCAATTTCTCGTGCAGACCCAGAGCAAAGCTGGTCATCTCTTCGTCCTGCCCAAACCACTGATTTTGGTTTCGCCACGCAAGTGCCTTGGGGTCAGGAGAACGCTCTGGAGCGGGTTGTGGTTGGGACTGTACAGGAGGTGGAGGAGGTTGTAAAGGGGGTGGTTGAAGCTGGGGTGGTTGGAAGTTCTCGACTTTATCCAGACGAATCTTGGCTTGCGTCAGTTCTTCCTGCGCAGCGACAAGCTGGTCAGCATCCCCCGCCTCGTACGCAGCTTTATATTTACGCTTGGCGTCTTCCAGAGAGAGGGCAGCGTTATGCCTAGCAGTATCAACAAGCAGTTTGGTGTGCCCGCCCAGGTTATCTTGCAGGCGTTTATTCTCGTCAAAGAGCTTGCGAGCAAAGTTAAGCGCCGCTTCCCGTTCACGTTGAGCAGCTTCTTTAGCCCTACGTTCATCGTGGTATCCATGCGACAGTTTCTTAATACGCCTCTGTACGCCTTCGTCATACTTCGCAAGTTCTTCGTCGGTTGGCTCGTTGACAGGCTCAGCAAGGGGCTTACGACCCTTGTCTGCATCTGGCGTGTCATCGACGACTTCAAACTCAATCTTGTCCTCTGCTTCTTTCGATGCGGGCTGTTCTTTCTCGTCAGGAAACTTGTATTCGACCTTATCCATAGTTCACCTCATGCACGTTGGATGCCGCGTGGGTCTTCCACCACAGCTTCAACGGAATCGTCGTTGATAATACGGAACTCACGGTCGTGAATCCGCAGCCTTGTCCCGGTATTTGCTCGGGTAATAATAAAATCGCCTGCCTTGCACCACGGCCCCGTGGGAAACCGACCTGGATCTGAGTACGCCATATCGCCAAGGGAAACAACAAAGAGTACGTTACTAAGAAGTTCTTCGTACTGTACCGTTTTCTCAGCCTTAAGAATACCGCTGTCAAACTTGCTCTCGATGGTAGGGAGCGTACAAAGTATCTTATACCCTTTGACGGCAGGCAACTGCTTAGCTGCCTCAATCATCTTCAAACTCCTCATAGCGCTGCACAAGGTCTTGTATTTCCATCTTTGCACGGCGCAGACCCTGGATAACGCCACACAAGTTCCGATATTCAGCAAAGTCCTTGCAACCGCCATCAGTGACAGCGGTAGCTACTTCTTTCTCACGCTCAGACAGCTTGTTGAACAAGTGGTCGAGCATCTGACGGGCGGCTGTCATGATGTCCTGCCTTTCATGGAAGCCTTAAGAAGATCGGCCTGGATCTTCTTATCAGTCTGCTGATTCTGGTTCTGCAACCGAATCCCCTCTTTCTGCGCGTCCACAGCGATCCGTTGCTGCTCATTCTGTAGCCGTCCCTGAGCCAGCGCAACGTCAGCGCGGTCCTTCTCCATCTTGCGCTGCTGCTCCATCTGCTTGATCTGAAGCTCTTGCTGCTGCATCTGAACCAGCGGATCTTGCGCGATCTGCTGCGCCTGTTGCTGCGCAGCCTGCGCTTGATGGGCCTGAAGCACTTGTTGCGCAGCCTCTGCCACATACTTAGCCATCGCAAACTCTTCAGCCTCAGACAGCCGTTGGTCTGGCCTGGGCAGCGGAGCGCCGACACGCTGCTCGATCTCTTGTCTGTAGCGGAAGCCAAGGTGTTCAGCAACGTGCGCCATCATCGCCGCCTGTATCTGCTGCGCCATTGGGTTTTGCCCGATAGTCTGCATAATGCTCGGATCTTGCAGGAAAGTCATATGTGCCGTGATGTGCGCTTGGTGATCCTGATATATAAAGGCTTTCAGCGGTGTGCCTTTGAGCACGTCCATGTTTTCAGTAATCGGATCACGCGGGGTCTGATCGTCAGGTAGTGGTACAAGTTTGTCGGCGTTGGAGATACCAAGCACGTCCAGCATCTGCCTGTGAAGCCGTGGAAGATCGTAAAGCTGAGGCGCTCCCTGAGCTAGCTGCAAGGCAGCTTGGTACTGCACCACACGCTGCGCCATCGTCGAAGCGTTGGGGTCAGACACCGGGATGACCTCGATGAGGTCGTAGTCCTCCTGCTTGACCTGCGGCGTACCATCCTGGGGGATATAACTGTAGTCCGGGCCTGTGTAGTCCCGGATGATGTCCTTCAACAACCGGAACTCTTCTTTCATCGCCGCATGGATGCGAGCCTGTACAGCACCCATCGTCTTTAGCTGCCGCTCTAGAAGTGCCAGGGTGGTACCCACCGGGGCTTGACTCGACATGTCGCTAACCTTCATGTCAGCCATACCACTAAGCCGTCGAGCCTCTTCGGTGATCTGATTGAGGAGTGCTAGCAGGACTTGACTAGGCTCCTTGTACGGTAGCGGGAGGATGTTGTCCCTGATAGATCCCGAGGGCACGTCCACATCACGGAACTCACCGGGAGCTATGGGCGTGTCATCGCCCTTGATCCGCAGACCACGAGACTTCAATCCACCGGGGAGGTTACTTAATGAGCCAGCGTCCACAAGCTGGCGGATAAGCAGCGTGCCTGCCTGCGCGTAGCCACCGATGATGTGGATCAGTCCGAAACCATAGGCTCCAAAGCCTGGGATATACATATAGTGTACGAAGTGCTGCCGAGCAACCTTACGCGAGTCGTCCTCCCGGTAGTTGCGGCGTATGGCAAGAACCTTGTTGGTTCCCTTGTCGATAGTGATGACATACGGCAGCGGGAGATCTTCTTCGTACCCTGGCAGGTCATACTCTATATGTACTTCGTAGATCTGATACCGCTCATCTTTGACCTGCTCCACGCCTTCCTTCTGCGCTTTGGCTTTCTCTATATCTGTCTGATTGGCAAGAGGGTCGCCAAGGTCGATGTCACGGTAGAACCCGCTGACTTGCAGCTTGCGCAGATCATTCTTGGTCTTGCGCATCATGTGCGTGAGACGGTCTGCACGACGAATGTTGGTCACGCCATAGGGGAGGATGACATCCTCGGCAGGTACATAAAATGAGACTTGCCGTTCAAGAGACGGGTCGTAGTAGACTTTCTTGAACGCCGAGCCTGCGAGGGCCACACCCCAGAGGGCACGTTCATGCTCGGAGCGGTACTCAGGCATCTTGTCTGTTAGCTGATAGTTCATATCAGCTTGCACGCGCTTGGCAGCTTCTTCGATCTTTGGGTTCCACGCGCCGATAATATTGGTCTTGACCGGACCTTGCGCCGGGAAAGTCTCCATGATGGACTCGCTCTGGAAGCGAATAGCGGACTCTGTCAGCAGGGTGGAGAACACGCCGCAGGCACCGTCCCAGGGTTCAGTTACTTCGTCATACTTAAGACCCAGGACATCCAGCCCTTTGACATAAGTATCTGCCCAGTCTTTACGGGAGGTAACGTCCGCTTCGACTAGCTCCATGATGTCACTGGAGATCTTCTGGAGATCGGAGTCGTTGATGAACTCAGCGAGATTGGAATCAAACTCTTCGCCCTCCTCGCGCTCATCTGGCATGAGGTCGATCTCAACGCCGCCGATACCGACAGTCACCCCCTCGGGGTTCTCGATTTCAATCTCGATGGGAGTTTCTTCTGCGGCGAGATCTTCAATACTTTGTGGCACCATCATGCGTTCCATGCATCACCTCACAAATAGTAGCCGCGCCTGGACTGGCGATGACCACGGAAGTATAGACTTTCTTCAGGTTCATCAGAAGGCAAACGGATAAAGCCCCCTTGCCGGAAGCGCGCCAAGGCCAGCGTTGTGGAGTCTACTAGGTCATCATGCTCCCCTGCAGGGAACGAAGCGATCTCATCAACAAGCTCATCAGCCCAGCGCGTGTTAGGCACCCACACCCGTCCTGAAGCTATAAGGTCAGACACAGCGTTTAAGCGTGTAATCTTGTCATTACCCCTGGAAGGCGTAAATTCTGCCACAGGCACGCCCATACGTCGCAGTTCCTGATAGAGAGAGATACCTGACGCTTTCTTTTCAACCACAAGAAAGTCAGGAGACCACCACTTGTACTCCTCAAGAACTTTCTTTTTAAGTTCATGGAACTCAAGTCTTGTTTTAATAGCATTAAGAAGAATAATATTGGCGTCACCTTCTTCAGTAGTCCACACACCCCACGTTGTACACGCCGAATAATCGGCCCTATTGTTGGTTTCAAAGGCCGTATCCCACGACTGAATGATAAAATCGCACTTGGGAGGGTCATCTTTCTCCCAAAGTTTCCACCATTCACGCTTAACGATTGCACCTTCTTCAGAAATGGGGTTTTGTTGGTACTGAGCCTGCCATTTTGAGTTGGGAAGCTCCTCACGAAGGGCAGAAAGCTCTTCTACAGACCAAAATTCGGGCCATAATGACGCTCCAGAGGGCAAAATAGCAGGAAATTCGATCATTTCCCACTCA